CTCCTTGGGCCGTGGGCCGTGGTTCGGTGGCCGTCTCTCCCTGACAGCAGTCACCATCCGCCACACACTTACAATTATCACATTGATAGTGTCCATGCACCAGTGTTTTCGGCTCCTGGCAACCGCACCTTGGACAAACCATATCTGTTACTGTATCCGGCATCATTTCAATCACCCATAAGGATTTCTATCGTACAGCGGTCTATCAATAAAGCCTCCGGCAGCACGCTCTACTTTTGGTGTAGTAGCTTGTTTTCTGGAGGACAGTTCCTCTGCGGCTACCTGATTTAAAGCTATTATATACTTAGCTAGTTCCGTTTCGTAGGGAGTAAGCTCGCCTAATTCTCCGCTCATCACTCCAGTAGCGGTTCGCGCATAATCAACATTTTCTTCTTCAAGGTCCCTTTCTGATGTACGTACAGGGCCTCTACCTGGAAGGTTAAGACTCAAGTCACCCTGACGCCAAGAGGGGGAAACGTCGTCTTCTCTGTTTCCAAAACCAATGGCATCTAACACCCTCATTATATCTTCTTGATAAAAACGGTTAGAACCCGGCGGTAGTTTTCCAGCATCCGTAAGTAGCTTTATTCCAGCGTGACCCAGTTCATGGGCTACGGCTACATCTCCTCCCCATTGCTGTTGTAGTTCTCTGGCTTCAGGACCAAACTTATCTACTAAATCGGTGGTGTTTACTCGCACTATACCTGTTTTCGTATGGAAACGTCCCCTTGACCCTGTTCCATACATAGGGTCTTCTGGATCGTCGCTCATCACATATATTGGGTCTCTCTCAGGGTTGCCCATAATACTCTTGATATACTTTGAAACATCACCGCCTGATTTTTCTCTTATATCCCAGTACGCCAATTGGCCCAGAGGAGTAGTTGCGAGTTCAGGCTCAAGTTCCACCCTGTGCTCCAGATCTCCAAGTCTTTGACTCATAACCCCATTGGATATCGGAGATACTTCACTGAGCACAGAACCGGGAACCGGGGGCTTTACCGGAGGCGGTACGACACCTTCTGGGATCCTATTGTCCTGGGCCATCTTTACTGATTAAACCTTCCAGAGTTTCTGCGGTGAGGAACATAGCCAAAGAACCGTTTATTCTTTCCACATCACGCATCACCATTCGGCTCCAACGCAAACCAGTTGGTTCCAAAAGCACGGGGGCACGCAAGTCCCGTTTGCGGTCTGATTTGTATAATGGTCCAGGTCTCACCTTCCGGGGACATGTATAATTCCGTCAACTCCCCGTCCCCTGAAATACCATGGCCGTAAGGCTTCTCCCGATACATTTGTAACAAATCATTCCTCATCTTATCGTAAGGGACACACATGCGCGGGTTTACCGGACCACTCTCTACAGGAGAGGGCCACAAAAGAAATGCTGTAAGAAAAATGCCCAACACAAAATGTACCATAACTTTGCCTCTACCCAATCTTTGGGAACCTTCTATGAACAGCGGTGTTTACCTTCTTCTTCTGGTAAGGAGTACCGTGCTGCGCTACCCGCGCCAGCGCATTCCGCGCATGGGACGCGTCGGGTATCGGATAGGACCGCTTCTCCGGAAATACAAAAGCTGTATTGGGAAGTGCCTTCCGCTTCTTCGTCGTCAGCTTCGCCATTATAATGTCCTTTCATAAAGGGGTTTGTCAACGAATCCGCCATGGGCTTTGGATATATCCGGGCTTTCTGATTGAGCCGGATCGAACTCTGCAAAACGGGAACGAACATTTTTCGGGTCAAAAACAACGTAATGAACAGAAATCTCCCCCGTATCTACTAGAGAGTTACTATTATCGTCCCAAATCTTATAAGGGCGTTCTATAATTATACCGTCGAAACCATCAGCCTTTGCAGCTTCAACAGCTTTGGCATCTGTCTTTCCTTTATACCTATCCCAAAATTCATTTGGTGATCTAATATGCATTGGGTTCTTTAGCCTTGCATAAACAGGGACGATATTTCGGGACTCGGTAAAATTCCTGTCCAGGGCATGTGTTCCTGCGTATTCCCCCGCCTCTTTCGGCAAATTCGTCAAATAGACTGCGGGGCCAAACTCTCCTGTTGACTTCTTTGTAATGACAAACTCTTGGATATCTGTGCTCGTCCCATGATATAAAGGCATATCAACATTGAAACCCATTTCCCGCGCACGTGCCATGCGGCTGGCTTCATCGACCCTTCTGAAATCGGCAATCGAACGATCAAGATCTTTCTCCTCCTCTGAAAGCAAATCTAATTTTTTGCGAAGTTGGTCTATCCTCATACTCAATAAACCATAGGGATCACCAGATGCTATATTATCCAAAATCATTTTCGCGAGATCTACTTCTTCTGATTTAGGTTTAATTTGTGCAATATCCGCTCTGATTTCTTCTAACTGCGCTTCCTGACCTTCTGCGGGACCAAAGTCTGGTCTGGTCGCCATATAATCAGCACCAACTATATGGGCCTCTCTTTTTAATCTATTTAATTTTTCGTTAAGATACCTCTTCTCTTGTCCTTCTCTAGTAAAACCTGTTGGACCTGTCAGCTCCCGTAGCACATCACCCGCAGCTTCCAGCATATAGGATCTTTCCGCACCCCATCCAGTTTTTGGATTTTGTCTGAGAGCATTATGTTCTAAACGTTCGTCCCAATAGTCTCGCGTCTCCTGATCGTAGGTTCGGTAAAAAGTCTCCGGAGGTTTTTCTGGTATGGAAGCTATTCCGCCAGCAGGAATTGTGCCAACTTGTGGGTTGATCTGAAGAACGTCGCTGCGTGGAGGAACACCCGTTCCTATAGGAGAAGGGGCCGTTGGTCGAGTAACAGGAGCACCTGTTCTTGGAATCAGGTCACCGGGTTTGCGAATTAGCCAGCGGTCTTTAGCCATCAAACAGCCCTATCGTAAAATGGTTTGTCAACGAATCCGCCAGCGGCTTTCACTATACGGGGGCCTTGCGGAGAAGATTCTAAAATACTTTCTATTCTTTGTTTAACATCGCTTGGAATACCATAGTCTCCCGGAGTGATTTTTCTAATCATTATTGGAGCAGGGTCTTCGGGAAATTCAAATTCCAAAATTCCCTTGTTAAATCTCTGCTTTAAAATTGCATTCGTCATTTTAACGTCATCGGGAGACATATCCCAAAAACGCTGCATAATTCCTGTGGTCCCCTGCTGAATAACTCCGCTTCTACTTTTAACAGGCCCAAGAGCTTCTGTAAGATCCAGCTCTTCCATAATTCCTACGATAGTATTTTTGGGATCAATGGTGCCGGGAATGAGGGGTCCTTCTGGCTGCATATCAGGATGCGTTCGATAGGATGGCCCAAATCTAGTGTCCGGGCTAATTCTTTCTTTCAAAAGGTAGACGTCATCAACAAGCTTATTTATTTTTGCAGTTGTGAGATCATCTGCGCCCTCTAAAATCTCGTTTATTTTTTTCTCATGCCGAAGTGTGATGTTTCTCTTGATTGGCATCCCAATAACATTACTAAGCTCATCCTTTTTATTTCTAAGCCTACGTTTCAAGGTACTTTGGGATACTTCCTCCAAAGGCTTTAAGGTGGGAGCGCCTCCTTCAGTTTCCCCAAAACGAAAGCGAATTTGGGAAGAATCTTTAGGTATGTATGAGGTTGTAGGTTGGTCACTCCCAGGTTCCAAAGCATTCTTCAATATTACACCATCATAAGGGCTGCCTTCTGCGAAGGCTTCTTGCCATTTAGCAAACTCCTCTTCCATACCTTCTTCCCAGGCCAGTTGCCGAAATTGAACAGCACCCGCGTGTTTACCTTTCCCATCAATAACTAAGGGGTTCTTAAAATCAATTTTTACCGGATAAACAGTATTGTGGGATTTTGTAATAGCTTCAGCAAAATGCGAAGCTACCGCTGGATCATCTGAAAAGAAACCCGCATAGAGGGTATTTGGGTTGTTGATTTCCTCTAAAAATTTTACCGGCTCGTTGCCTATGACTTCACCTAACCAATTTGTAATAGGTCCTCCCACCTGACTTGGCATTCCCTTATATGCATCAACGGTAACTTCTGTTCCTGTGGATATATCGGCACGAGCATCGTCCATCGGAAGTGAAAGAATACCTTCTTCCGGCTTCTCCGGCCCCATTCCCAGCAACTGACGGAAATAGTCTAAGCCCTTCCCTGTTCCCGGTATCTGCTTCGTCATGGCCTCCATGTCCAGAACGTCGCCTAAAAACTTCTGCTCTTTCGGAAGTAGCTCGTATCCCTGCTGCGCCATGGCAATAAGTTTGCGGACGGCTTGCATCTTCTTGCCACCTAACATACTACCCAGACCACGGAACATCTGACCAATGCCCGTGAGCCTCGGTAATCCCGGCTTATGTTCTTCTTCAGGAGGCGTGGCTACCGGAACAAGGTCCGTGGAGCGGGGTTCGTCCAGCGGGAGGCGTCTCTCTGGCAAAGGCATTTCCTGCCAATCCAGAACAGCACGTTGTCTGTCCGACCTTGGACGAAACACGTTGCCCCGGTACACCGAAACAATGTCTTCAATTGGAATCTGGCCCCTAACACCAAACTCGTGGGCGGCTCCATACGTCTGAGGAACAGCGCCAGAAGGCTTTCTTATGCCCACTACATAGGCAGAAGATTCCGGTGTAGCTTTAAAATCACGTGGAGCAAAATCATGGGCGTACATTTCAGCCGTGCGCGGCTTTGCCGAAAATATAGTTAAACCCTTCTGGCTTTCCCCTATATTGTACTCTCCCGCGCTCTCCAAGAACCCTTGCTCCAGAAGATTCTTGTACTCACCCCCGCTCATGCCCCGCCAGAGTATTCCCTCCTGTGGTTCCGGGGGTACGCGTCCTAGATTTAATTTATACTCAATGCTGTCGGGGTGGAGGTAATCAGCTATTTGTTTTGGAAGTTGTTCGTCAGCCATAATAACTCCGGATATAAGTAGACGGTTCCGTGTCTACCCAGTCGTCGCTCGGAAGTTGTACGAAGTTACCCTGACGATAGCGCATCAGAGCCTGCGTCGTGCTGTCCACCAGATCATCGTATTCCCCATTCGGGAACGCGCTGCACTCTTCGATGACTTCGTCAGCCCAACGTTCGTCCGGTGCCCATATCATCCCGCTTTCAAAAAGTGGGGACACCGAATGTACTCTTGATATCTTATCGTTCCCTTTGCTCGGAGTAAAGTTCACAACAGGGATCCCAATCTGCCGGAGTTCCTGCGTCAGCGGCATTCCGGATGCCTTCGCTTCGATGATGACCGTTTCCGGCTCCCAGAACTTATACTGCTCCAATGCCTCCGACTTCAGTTCCGGGAAATCCCACCGCCCCTTCTTTGCGTCCAGCAAAATGAGGTTGGGGGACCCTTCCTGTTTTGGATAAAATACCCCCCACGTTGTGATTGCAGAGTAATCCGCAGTTTCCTTCTTGCTGAACGCCGTGTCGTAACTCTGTATTATATATTCAAGCTGGGGAACCTCGTCCTCCTCCCACCGTTTCCACCACTCCTTCTTGATAATCGCGCCTTCTTCCGAAGTCGGGTTCTGCTGCCACTGGGCTTCCCACTTTGCAACGGACAGCGAAGCCCGGACCCCTTCAAGCTCCTTCTTGTCCCAGTACTCCGGCCAACAGGCATTGCCCGATGGCATGATTGCAGGAAACTCGACTACCTCCCACTTGTCTGCATGGTCATCATAGCCCTGCGCTTTAAGGATTTTTGCAGTTAGATCCTTCAACGACCACCTTGTCATAACAATTACAATGGCCCCACCCGGCTGGAGCCTCTGCCGGGGACCCGAAGTGTACCATTCGTAGGCATGTTCCATCGCCGTATCGGACAACGCATCCTGTTCCGAATGCGGATCGTCGATAATCAGCAGATCGGCACCGCGACCCGTGATCGCGCCTCCGACACCCGCTGCAAAATACTCACCTCCGTGGTTCGTGGACCAGCGACCAGCGGCCTTACTGTCAGCCTGTAGTCTCACATCATCGAATATATTCCTATACTCCGGGGTGTCCAGAAGGTTCCGGACCTTTCTTCCAAAATTGACAGCCAGTTCTGCCGTATGGGTGGTTTGAATGATCTTGGTTCGCGGATCCCGGCCAATGATCCATGAGGGAAGCAGGAAGCTTGCAAACTCTGACTTCGTATGCCGTGGGGGCATGTTGATAATTAGGCGTTTGTTCTTCCCGCTTGCGATGTCCTCGAACTTCTTCGCGATCATGGTGTGGTGAGCACCATTAATGAACTCAGGCCAGACCTTCTTCACATACTGAATGAAGTTCTCCTGGCAAGCCTTGGTCTCGTCCAGCTTTGCGAGACGCAACTCCAGCTTTAAGCGACGCTCTGTGACTTCTGGCGTTTCCAAATTATGCATAAAGATACCTCCGGGGGACCCTAATGTTTCACGTGAAACATTCAAAAAGCAAGCATGTTATCTCATTTGTAATTTCACATCATTATTTGAGCAAAACAAGGCCGAAGCCAGCGCAGCCCAGCCGCCGCCGGGGGGATCCCCCCGCCCGGTCCCGGCCCCACTGATTCCCCCAACGGAATCAAGGGTTTGGACCCTAAACCCATACCGCCCGGTCCGGATCTAGCACCGCGCCGGGAGTCGCCGGGACCATGCACCACTGGCACCGACTCCCGGACCTTGTACCGGGGGCCAGGGGGACCGCGTCCAGGACCTTGTACCGGGTGCCAGGGGGACGGGTTCAAGAAACCCGAACCGAGATAGCTGTCGAATGTCCTGGGGGATTTTATCCCGGGCATTCTCCCAGGACATTCGACAAGTTTTTGATCGGGTTCGGGGACGGGTTCAGAACCAGACAACGAACAACGAACAACGAACAACGGACCACGGACCACGGACCACGGACCACGCGCCGCGCCGTAGGATTCGACGTCCGCCGGGCGGGGCGGCGGCCTAAGGTTAACGACTCACGATTGTTAACGGTTTAATGGCGTTTTAAGAGCCGCTGAGTAGCCGTTGACGAGCCTAGCGGTAGGGTAACCCATCAGCAACACGCAACGGCGCTGCGCGACGCTGCGGGAGATTGTCGGATTTTGGGCACAAAAAGAACCCCCCGGCGGTTAGGCCGGGGGGCTGGGGAGGACTATGCGGCGGGTACTATTCGGGACGGAAACATACGTTCAGATTCATAATCGTGCCGTCTCCGATTTTGGTGAATCCGCCACTATTCGCGGCATGGTGATTCCCCGTCTTGTCGTACCCTTTCGTCTGGCCTTGGGACTTGTTGATGTTAGGGACAGTAATAACCAACTTTTTCCCCGTCAACTTGGCCGTGTATCCGGTGCCTTCAAATTCTTGCGTTGTTGCCATGGTTTCGACTCCTGTTGGCGTTGTGATCCGCCCCGATGGCGAATCGATTTGGAGACGATACGGGAAAAGTCCCATAACTGTCAAGCGAGTCGTGTCGGCGAAAAAAGAACCGCCCCGGAATTGTACCGGGGCGGGAGAGGGTAGCGGACTCCCTCCTAGGTATGGCAATAGCCATCCGGTTCTATACAGACCCACATCCCGCACCACTGGATACAAAAAGCGGAATCCGTTGCGTAGACTGGGACTATGCCCCGGCGGAATTGTAGGTAGCTGATTCCGCCGCTCGCGTGTTCCCATTTCCGAAACAACGATTCAGCCTGTTGTCGAGTGATTCTCATTTTCGACTCCCTTGTTCGGTTAACGATTCGCCAACGGTACGGGACTAGTCGCACCGCGTCAAGCGGCTCGCAACGCCACAAAAAGAACCGCCCCGATATCGCTACCGGGGCGGGATAGGGAACAACTCAGTCCGTGACTAGGCGGTTATTAATTCGAGCGCGGTCTTGTACGCTTTGCGCTTCAACGCGCCACCCGTACCAGTCCCCAGCATTTGCGACCCTATCTGATGCTCAATACCCTTGGACTTAGTGGGCTTCTGATCGGCCATGTAGGTGACTGTATTGTACGCACCCCATACCGTACCACGGGCTGACTCCATGTCATGGCCGGGGTTAATGTCCGGGCTGGGATCTGTTACGATGTCAGAGGGTAGGCCGCTTGCGACGTTCCGCGATATCTCGCTCAATTTCGCGTCGACGGCGGCGGCAACATCTGCCTTGGGTGTATCCTTACCGAGTGCCTTAAACTCCTGTCCCTTGTGAAAGGCCATAGCCCTACGGACTGCCACGGAGTGGATAACCTTGCCATTGTCCTCCGTGCGCTCCTTCCCACCAAATACCATGCGGAAATACTCCAGCGCCCCGGCCTGATTGAGCGCGGTTTTTGCCATTGCGGCGGCGGCGGCTTCAAAAATGCCAAACTCTTCCCGGCTCACCCCTATGGCAGCCTGTAGGGCCTCAAGATCAAAGGGAGTCTTGTGGTCATGCTTGATAATATCCCCCTCACTGATAGCGGCCTGACGGGTATTGTCACAGACTACACGGGTGTTACAGCCCACGATCTTGTTGGCTACATAGCCCCTATGGGACGTAGTACACAACAGGCTAGATTTAACCTCGTCATGCCCCGGTAGGGTAAAGCTGTCCTCTCCCAGACACTGAATCCAATTCTCCGCCCGATCAAACAGCGCGCCGCCGGTAATGATTTGGAATCCGTGGTCATTTTGGAGAATTTCCGCCAGCCGCAACATTTGCCGGGGCTGGACAGGGGTATAGAACTTATTCTGCCCTGTGGCCTCATCGTACTCGCCAGCTACTACATACGGCCCGGTGATGTTTCCACCCTCCGGGGTTCCGTTCTCTATGGCGATATAGTGCGAATCCTCGATTTGAGTCCCGTCGGCGCGGTGATTCGGAAAAAGCGCCACGCTATAATCAAGCCCCGCCGCTTCCGCTATCTCGTCGATACTGTCCCCCGGCTCAAACGTTTGGGGGTTGGTGATTGAACTATGCCAAGGTTTCTTGTCCGTGGACAGGTAGGCCATACACACCCGGCCATTAACAAACGCTAGATTGTGGGCCATAATTTTTCAACTCCTCGTTTCGTTAGGCGCGAAATTGCGCCGATTCGAAGGATACGCGATTTGTCCCGTAGCTGTCAATCACTCGTTTCGTCGCAACGCAAACCGCCCCGGCAATGGATACCGGGGCGGCAGGGAGTCAACCGGATAGTCTAGTAGCGATTTACGGCCCAGTCAGGTATCCAATGGACACGAGCCGTTATCCAGAAATCAAAGGAATGGACACCGTGATACCCCATGTTGACTAGGGTCTGTCCTATTAAATCTTCAACGTATTCTCGGTCGCGTTTTGATATCTCAGTCAGGGGCTGAATAGTCGTGATAGAGTTCTTGGGCGCTTTCATTGCTCTGTCTCCTTCCCATTGTCTATATCTCTAGTTCATACTGGTTCAAGGCATCTAAGGCCTTGTCTTTCAAGGTGGTCTGGGGATACATCACTACCTTTCTCTCCGTGTCCCAAACCGAATACAAATTACCGCCCCCAATGGTGCCGGGATACAAGTAAGCCGCACCCTGAGCCACCAAAACCTTGTCGCCGTTCCTGCTAGCTAGCATTGTCTGACTCCTTCCCATTGTCTCCCGCTACATGGTGGCGGAGTATCGAGTGCGGCGCTAATCCCGCCGCGAAACGAGTCACTTTTTCGCCGTCGGTTTCGTCGCTCTGCTCGCGTTGCGATAAACCGCGCCAATGCATGGCGACGTTTCCACCCCCGGCATAGCAACCACCCTTTACGTCAGGGTCACCGGCGGCTCTTTTGGCCGCACCGTGAGCGGTGAAAACCATAAAATAATCCCGGTCAAACCTGGCACAGAGAGGCTTGCCATTGCCACAGTTACGGCAACCAATACCCATTGTCTCGTCGGGGCAACGAACACCCCGGACAACACCCACGCGAAAGCCGGGGGGGAGGCGGAGAGACACCTGTATCACCTTATCGCTAGACCTGTCTTTCCAGTAATCAACCGGGACAACAGCAGCAGACGCGACTCCCATCGTCGTATGATAAGCCGCTGACTCCAGAGAATCGGCGGAATAATTAAAAACGGTTTTTCCGGGGCCATTAGGCTCGCCCCACTGGGACTCTTCAAAATGCGTAAACAGAAACGCCTGTCCCTTACGGGGGACCGCCCTACGCACCGCGTACTCATAGTCCCGGTCTATCTCATTCGTCCCCGTCACTATTGGCTTGAGGCTACAAGTATCCGGGCAAGTGCCGTACATCTCTCCCTCACTGGCCCGGTACGTTACCCCGATTCCCTTGGTTTTCTTGGCTTGGCTGACTTCCGTATGGTTTAGCATTGGCCGGACCCCCGGCGCTGACGTGCTTTTGCAGCGCGACGTTGTGCGCGATTGCCCACATAGGCCGGTTCTTCTTTCTTATGGGGACCGCGTGCGAGCCACTTAGCCGCCCTATACTGGCTTCCCTTTTTCATTTCTCGACTCCTCGATTCGTTGCGTTATGCAACAAGTCGCATAAATCGGAAATAGAGTCAAACCTTAATTTTTGAGCGGTTCGCGCTCCAATAGCCAGTGAGTCCCGGCGTCCTGTACTATTACCCGTGGCGCATCAATGCGGTAGTCACCCCGGCCATAGGCCAGCGCGCCCCGTTTGCTGAACCGTTGCGGCTTGCCATTCGCCGCCGTGACATACTCACCGTTTAGGTTTTTGAGGGGTTTTTTCATACCGCCCCGACTAAATCCATTACGCGCTTTAAGCGGGCGCGTTCGCCCTCGGACAACTTATTGCACTGAGCGCGTAAAAGCGCCTCGTCGGCGGTTGGATTCTCCAGAACCCATGTCACCAGTTCCTCTGCCGTGTTTAATTTTTCTTGCATTTTGGCACTCCTTTCATATGCAACAACCATATATAGGACTTGTCCTAGACAGTTTCAAGGATTCAATCTCAAAAAAAGACCCCGCCGGAGCGGGGCCTCTAAATAGGGGGCGTCGAGTCATCCCATTATCCCACGAAGCCACCCCCAACCCGCTTTCGATGGACCCCACTGAGTATACTCGCGTTTCCATCTACGGCCCATACTAGACTTCTCTAGCCATGATCCAACGGGCAGTTGGACTTCGCTTCGTGTGGGCTATGCTCGACTCACGGCCACCCGTAGCCGTCCCTGCATATCAAACGATAGAGGCGGCGGGACACCAGCCTTAGTTTTGTGGAGAGCGTCTCCACTTCATCATCGGGTCCCGGCCAATCCCGACTAGTCGGTCGCTAGTCCGACATGGATCGTGGGGTGCAACCTCTTCCGCGCCCCGTAAACTTTATTTCGTGCAACAACAGTATGTAGGGTTTATCCCATAACGTTTCAAGGATTCAATCTCAAAAAAAGACCCCGGCGTGAACCGGGGCCAGTGAGGGGAGCCAGCCCTATTTCTCTCTGTTTTTCTTTTCCTTCTCTTCTGCCCAGTTTCCGATTTTTTCAAACAAGCATATCAGCCAATCTACGAAATAATCCATGATATCTCCCTCAGAACGTCGTTAATTGAAAAATAAAGTAGGTAGCAGTAGCCACGCCCCAGGCACCCACCATGAAGCCAAAAAACGCAGCGTCACGCGGCCTCACGGTGTAACTCCTTCCAGTTTTCTAACTCATAGCTGCTGTAGCACAGCTCATCTTCAAACTCATCTTCATTAATGGTCACATAACCCTGATCGCAGTGTGTAAAAACCACCCACTCGTACTCATTACAGGTAACGGTCTCGGGAGGCAGGTCTTCCCGTTTCCGCTCCACTGTCCTCGTCCGCAAAAGGCGACGTTGAACAAATGTAATTTTATCCCACCCAAAATTAGTTGGGCCGTGCAATTTCACCTGTTCCAAGTTCAAAACGTAAACAGCTCCTTCAATCATCTTTCGACTCCTTAAAGGCCGGAAGGATAGCACCACGAAGTTTGTGGGAGATACCGTGATATCGGCAGTAGCCGAAAATTGTATATGCCGCATTACGGGCTACTAACCGATTGAGCTTTGGATCGACCCCATCCGCTATCTCCACATAAAGATCATCGTCGTCCCAACACAACGCGGCAAACCAGAAATCTCGTCCCTTACCAGACCATGTAACCATGCTATCGGAAAAAGTGTCATAATGACCAAGAACTCCCGACATAAACGACAAGGTTGCTAACAGTCCTCTGTCAATTGCGGTGGTTTCTAACATCTTTCGGCTCCTGTAAAATTTTTCGTGTGAGATTAAACAGGATTAATCCTACGACGAAGCGCAAGGCGCTGTCAACTGCCAGAATTTTTGCCAATCGTAGCCGCCTTTTTCCTCAAAAACTTCCAGAGCCTGAACGGCTGTAACACCGTCCATACAAAGATCAGTACTGTCGCGACCCATATAGACACTAATATCCAGACTGGAATCGCGAACAACCACGAAAGAATTTGCGTGGCCGTGACGGGTTTGCCATGCAACCTGATGCGGGGAGAGTGCGACTTTTGTGGATTTTCCATGAATGACCTTCAATTCCATAAATGAGAACGAACCATCCTCGGCACAACAGAGAACGTCCGGAACCCCAGGTGTAGCCCAGCTTTCAAGCCTTGTCAGTTCGATCTTCCTGTTGGTTGTCTTCAGCCCCCTTGTCATCAACATCCACAACCCCGCCTCTATGTTCTTCAGTTTGGGTCGTCTCTTCTTTGACCTCTTCAGGAGTGACGTCGATTGTAATTTCGCCAAAACCTTGTCTAATTCTGTCAAGTTCCTTCTCCACCTCTTCTCTGGACATGGCGTCAATGGCACCTGTCCGTATCTCTGACTTACTCGTATACAATCCCGCCAGTTTCCCTCTCGCCACTTCGGACTGAACGGCGGCGCTATAGGCCCCGGCATCCAAACTGGCATCTCTAATGATTTTCAAGTCTCTCTCGGACCTTTTGTAATTGACAGCGTACATCTCATCGAGTTCTGCGCGATATTGCGTGATGGCACGAGCCACTCGTGGACGTCGGACCATCTCATAAGCCCTAGAGTGGGCGCTCACTGCTGGCGCTCCAGCCCTTAATGCTGCTTCCCTCATCGTAATAAGTCCATCATTAGCCACCAGTTCCTTGACGAACTTTTCCTCCCTCCGGGTAAGTTTTTGCTCTTCCGGTGGAACTAGGGATTTTCGTCGTCCCATGCCAATTTTCCCTTTCAAAACAATACCATCCCGTCAGTCGTATGGGATTTAGACACGGGATACTGCTCAGCGGTATAGTTGAACTGTTAAAACCCGTGCGTTTACGCAGTATATACCCCTTTTTAGGGGCAAACTAACGCTTTCTAACACCCTGACCGAGATCCGCGGGGTGTATATATGCTATGGTATATGGTATAGCTCGCGGTATATTCCGAAAGCCCAAAAGGTCTATGGGTTACAACCCTATAGAGTAAGTATGTAATGTAATTTATAGCAAAATCCCATCTACCTCTAAAACTGAGAGCATTATTTTAAAAAGTTCTTTTTTAGGAATATTTCCTTATATGGTATAGCAACCGTAAGCTTGCTTATGAACTCTTTTTAAGAAGGCCAGGGGCCGTGGTTCGGTATTACGTAAGGCTTGTTTTGCAGCCCTGTTTCTTGGTTACATTTCCCCCCACCCGGCGCTTCTCAGCCAAGCGTTATCCGCGTTCACACTTTCTTCGTGATCCCGAATAGACTTCATTTCGGAGGAGTTCTCGGAACAATTTTTGCAGATTGTGCGGTCACCGTATGGGTTGGTGTTCCCGCATTTGACTTTCAACTCTCGTCCACTTTCGGTGTAAAAACTTACTCTATTCTCACAATTTGCCATGTTCGGCTCCTTTTCATGGAGGCCCCTGGCTTTCTTAAAAAGAGTTCGCGCTTAGAAAGGCCGTGGTCCGGTGTCATTGAATCAGTCTATTTGGACTCGGCTATCAGTTCTTGCACAGCCGGATCACTGACGATTTTTTCTTCCCCGGCATTTTTGTTGTAGTACCACTCAACCCACTGTTTAGCGGCTTTTCTGGTTTTGAAAGTTTTACCTTCCGGATATTTATTTTCCTTTTGAGCATCCTGTCGGCGTATCCGCCACCCCTTTGTCTGGAAGGGGCTACCGTGAAGTGCTTTTGACATAAGCCCATTAAAAGAGAAAACGGTATTAGGTTCTATCTCCAGGAACAGGTTCTCGGGATATACGTATGAATCGTCGGCTTCGAGAGTAAACGCTCCCCAGAAACGGCACGTTTTATCCGTCTGAACCCATTTCAATTTTTGTTCGGTTGTAGTCATAGTCGGCTCCTTTCGGAATTAGACCACGGCCCATCCAAACGCGAACTCGATTCACAATGTCAAACAGCGGCAACTATCACTAAGTACTATCCTAGCAAATCCCATACCATCTGTCAAATCGCCTTTAGAAACAAGGACTTACGAGAGGGCTGTTTTCGGTTTAGCGAATCGATTCGCAAATTGGGGAAGGGTCCGGGGTCCGGGAAAAAGGGGCCACTCACGTTCGATAGTCGGGCAATGGTCCTGGCACCTGGCCCGAAAAGTGACGTGAGTGGCCCTCAATTTCCCATAACACCGGCTTTTTAGGCAAACGTTAAGGTAACCAATCCCATGTTTGCCTATTAATAATGGCGCTCAAATTACCCTTGGATATCTGGTACGTTTGCCGGATGTCGCGATAAGATTTCCCGTCCTCATGCATCTTTCTCATCTCCCTCACCTGTTCCTTCGTGAAGGTCCGGTGGCCCTTACGATGGCGTCCGTGTCTTATTTTATCCAGTGTGTTTTCAGCAGCCGTCGCCCATCTAAGATTCGAGTAATGATTGTTTGTGGGGTCGCCGTCCCAGTGGGCGCATTGGTGGTCCGGGGTGGGTGGTTCTCCGACAAAGGCCAGTAAAACCAAACGATGCGCCCCCAAGTGGTACTCTTTGCCTTCCCAGTGGATCTTATATTCTCGGTAACCACCCGCTTTGACGGAACCTTTCAAAATGGTCCCAGCCAGCCGGTTCGATCTGTTGGTCAACAATCGAAGGTCTCCGTACTCAGAAACCTCGTAATACGGCAGAAATGTTTTTCTCCACTCCATCAGGCGATCCTAAGCGTTTACAACGTAGTCATGCTGGACGCAGCCGTTCTCCGGGTCACCAACAAAGCAGGGACGCACCCACGTTTTCTCGCCATTCTGGAAGCGGCGTACATGACCGCGCCGGAAGTGGTATCGGGGTGGTGTAAAGTCGCCTCCCTCCCTTGGTCCGGAGTGCCCCAAGGGAGCACGGTAAGGTGAGATCTTGACGGTAGTGTGGACGACCAACTCTGGTTGGTTCCTTTGACGCCGCCTCCGGTTCAGTTTTTCGGGTGGGAGTACAAGGGACTTTTCGACGCCGTCTGCGTTCAAGCGGCCAAGCATAACGAGCAGGGGTGTGGCTAGTTTCAGCACCGCATCCCTACCCACTTCCGGTTGGGCGAATAATCTGGAGGACATCTTGGTAACAGGGACAATGATGCCAGAACTATCCCCATTCTGCCCCCCATAAAGTATTTCGGCACGTCCGGATTCACCCATCCATGGTGCGCCGTTCGGATCTTTTCCTGACCAAAAGGCATTAATGCCCACGCCGAAAGCCTCATGGTCCGTGTAGTATGATTCAGCCAGAAGTAAGCCTATATGAACCGTGTCGTGAACAGGGGGAGATGCAGGAAACAGGGCCTTTTTTTCTTGCTGAGAAAGAGAAGACGAGAACTCAAAAAAGCATAGGGGGGCTGGTAGCTGGAGAAACCCCTCGCACCATGCTGGCAGCGCGGCGGCGTACTCGTTGTTAACACCAGAATAAGAAATATAGTCGAAATCAAAGAACTGGCATCTTCTCCCATGAACCGATGAGGTAAGCAGCTCCAGAAGAGTGCTTTCCTCTTTCGGTGCCCCCTCTTCTGTACGACTGAAACTCGTTATTTCTAAAAGTGGGTTCTTTGAAGCCAGAGCCTTTATTAGTTGGTCAGCGAACATGGTTACCTCCCATATAAAACTAGATGTCAGTCATAGAACTTGTGTTCACCAATGGTCCCGCAATGGTCCAGGGACCGTGACCACCTGGGCGTGACGCTCAGAGCGTGGTAATGGGTTGCTTCTTCGAGGCCCTCAACCGTCAGGTCCACGGTAAGAACTTGTTTTGCAAGGGACAGGGCCAGGGTCCAGGCAGCGGTCTCCCGTGGTCGCTCAGACTTGCCATCGCACCAGTAAGAGAAGGCGCAGCGGTCACGCACAGGGTTGCCTTTCCAGTAGCGGCCATCGTGGACGACCCCACAGGCCGTGGAGGGCCAGCGGGGGTCTTTCATTCGGTTCTTGATTACGACGGCTACGGCGATCTGGCCCAGTAGAGGCTGGTTCCGTGCCTCGAAGTAGATGGCCTCGGCTAGACAGTGGGCTTCTTCCGGTGGGACTTCCTGTGCCTCCACAACTGTGGCGGAAAAGAGGAGAAATGCGGCGAGAAGGAGGCGCATTTTAGGCCATAAAAAGGAGGGCCATCTCAACGTCTCTTCGGCTCTTCCTGGTGAGGACGCAATAAGGGAAGCAGTTCCGGTCGCCGAAGTCGGCTTCATCTTCGCGCTGGTAAGAGGCGAAAGTCCTTACATATTTTTCGCCGTCCTCTTCGAAGACATCGAAGAGGAAGCCTTCTGTGATAAAGGTTGGACAGACCAGTTCCTGGAACTCTTTGAGATCCCCGAATGCCCCGGCACCAATAATATCTTTCCATACAATGGTAACCTTGGGGTATCTCTGCCCGACTATTTCGACGTATTCCATTAGCTGCCCTGCATTAGCTGGAGTGTCTCTTTCCATTGGG